TGCAACTGCGGCGATTATTCCTGTAACTTCTCGATTTACTGTGGCAGGAGTGACGGGGCAGTTTACTGTCTTAACACAAGATGCTAATTCTGAATGGTCTTTGGATCTTGAGACCCCAACAGCGGGTACTTTCGATCTGACTCTTAATACGGAGACCGCTGCTACACTGGCTTTTGATATTATAGCTTCTGCTTTACTTACAGCTATTGAAGCCTTGGCTTCTGTGACTGTTGGCGATGTTACAGTTACCGGTACAGGTACGACGGCTGATCCGTTTATCATCAAGACCAAAGACCATTCAGAATTAGCATCTTGTGTTAAGACAGTAAACTGCCCCGTCACTCCTGCCACAGTAAATCGAGAAGTTACAGGAATAATCGCCGCAGTTGCAACAGCATCAATAATCATTGATGTTGCTAACGCAGCGACAACCCCATTTACTAACGATGTATTACTATGACCGTCAACGAGTCGAATAGTTGCGTTTCTCAACTCAATTCTTGCCATGTCTACTCCTGTAGATAAGTTTCGTAATGTCCTTCAATTGTACCTTGTTGTAATCCAAGGTCTTTAGTGATGACTCCAAAGTTATTAACTTGAATATCATTTGGTTTTCGTTGTACCAAACGCACACAGGTTAATTTACTTTGGTCATCATCAACGCCATCGCCATATTTGAAAATAGGAATGTCCCGGTCAAATGCTTCTAAGACCAGACCAAATGATCGTTGAATACCATGGAAATCTTTTTCACTTTGTGTATGCTGGACGAGGATATTAACCGCCACCCAAACGTAGAATTCCTTTGCTGGAAGTTCAGTAATACGAGGGCCATCCATTCTGAACTCTGCAAAATCCTGCCCCTGATCTGGCAGTCGATTTTCCCCATCGATGTGGGTAACTATGTTCCCGGTATTCTCTTTAAAATGAGTCGACAATGAAGCAAATAACCATCTTGGTAAATTTTCTCGTAACGTCATACTATCACCACATCAACTGTTTGTACAAGGGTAAAATCATTGAACGCATGACGTTTAATCAGTTGTTCCAGATCAGTTGAAGTTACCTGTTTGACAATAAGAAAGTAACCTTTGCCAATTTGGAATTCCTGAACTTTTTTAACATCCCATCTTTTTGCTTCAAAGATTAATGAGTGTCCAACTTCAGGTGTGAATTGATTTGGCAAATCATTTTCACTAAGTATGACACGTCTCTCTGTTGTGTCATATAATCCGCCGTATGTGAAATTCTTATTAGATGCGATAAATGTCAGATTGTAGGTAAACTCTCTTTCAAGTTGACTAGGTAACAAAATCCCACGACGTATATTAAATGAGTCTTTAATAACTGTAATTTTACCTGTACGAGCATCGGCAGTAGAAGATATTTTGAAAATAAATTCTATTTCTTTGCCGAATTTTCGTTTAAGTGAATACAGCACTTTTTTAATAAATCGTGGATTGTTGTTCATTAGATTACCTGTTGCAGTACAAGATACGCAATTGGGAAAACAAGTCCCCAAATTACTTTATCTTTTAACTTCTTTGATTGTTCGAGTCTATCAATACGAACCAATAGACCTGGATTTTTAGCATCTTTCATATCGCCAACAATTGCTTTTTCAATTGTTGACAAACATTCCCAAATCTTTGTAAGTTCGTCATTCATGATTAAAATACCGGCGGCTTTCACCGCCGGCACCTTTCTTAAGACAGGCAAGCAGAACCCAACAGTGGTTCAAGAACTTTAATACCAGCGAGGAAGTCCAACGTCACCAAGTGACCTTGTTTGTCACCATCATAAGTGATGACTACCCGCATGGTTACACCCGCCATATTTGCACCACCGGCCAAGGCACCTGTGCCCGGTCGAGGATTCTGAAGAGGTCGAATAACCAAACTTACCGCATTGCGTTGGAATGCAAAGTTGTAGCCAGCCCCATCGGGACCATAGCTAACAACATCATTATCGGCAACAGCAACTTCCAGCGGACGATCCAAGAGGATATCCGTGAATGTGCCACCGAGTGTCACTTCAATCACAGAGTATCGTGCAGTCTGGATACCGAAAGTAACCATCTGTCCGACCTGAATCTGCGGAGCTTCACCAGCAGCCTGATCGTCGATCCGAACCTCTTTCGAGTGTCCGATGGGCAGAGTAGCACTCAATGCAGCAGAAGCAATTGAAGTATAAAGATTAACGCCATCGTTGTCAGCAATTGCTTCAACGAGACCATATTCAAGAGTATATGTACCTACTCCCGCAGTAGTGGCAGCGGCAATAATATGATACACTTTACCGTTGATATCAATCCAACGACCAACAACTTTTGCATCAGTATTAGCACCTGTACTAGGAGCATCCACTGTAATTACAGTCGAACCTTTAGTAAGATTGCCTGCATTGATTACACTGGTACTGGGCGTACTAACCGCATCGACTTGGCTGGTGTTTTGCGCCATCCAATGGAAGAAATTCAATTTCCGTCCAAGAGATGCTTCACGCAAAGCAGTACCATCATCACCAACGCGATCAGCTTGATGGAACGTCGGATTTTGAATAACCAGAGTCTGAGCTTCCGGCGTCCAAATCTTATGGCGATTTTCCGCCGGTGCCTTATTTTTATCCATCACCAAACCAGTATTTGTGATAGCAGTTACCGCATTAGCACTCGTAAGAGACCCCATGCTGTTGGACTGGTTTTCCAAGAACTGGTAAACCTGACCCAAAACAATTTGGTCAACCATACGAGCCAACGAAATCGTAGCTGGACGAAGATACTCGTCGACCAGATTCTTGAACGCTTTCGTTTCTTCGCCGTCACGAATCAAGAACGAAGTATGAATGTGCTGATCCAATTTGACAGGAATGTTCGTTGCGGAAGCATCCTGAACTGTCACGTTGTCATTCACATCTTTACGTTTTGCCGTGAATTCAGCAGGCTTACGGGTATTGACAACATCACCAAAATTGGCGAATTCATCTTCAAAGTCCCGGTGAACCAACTGAGCAGCGACCATATTCTCAACCAGAATTGCCACGCTTTCCATTGCCCAAATCTCAGGAATGAAAGCGTCGATATCATTCACGTAGTGTGTTTTCCAGATCATTATGACCTTTCCTTTTTAGTTAAGCTGAACCGTAAATTTTGTCAGGATCTTCTTTTCTCAATTTCATAAATTCCGCTTGGGAAAGATTTTTGATATCTTTACCCGGCCCTCGGTTAGCTTTGCCGGTATTAGTTCCGGTTCCGCCTTTTATATGAGATTCAAAAAGATGACCATACTTATCCGGCAGTTCTTTCATACGCTTGACAACTTCTGGAACTGTCATTTGTACTTCAATCGAGTTACCGTCCTCGTCCGAGTCTTGGAAAACAACTTGAGAAACATACTTTCCCGTAAGTTCTCCGTCCTCGTCCTTGTGTTCGACATTTTTAGTATTGGGTCGGAGGAAAGCTTCCAAAAATGGAACCTGTGCTTCCAAAACCCCATGCTCATTAGCCGAACTAATAATTTCATAATTGATTTTCAAATCATTAAAGCGGCCTCGCCACTCATCAGATTCTTTCTTTGACTCGCCCAAAGCAGTATCATACTTTTCTACCGTTTTCTTTGCTTCTCGCTTTGCAATTTCTGCTGTTGAGAGTGTCGATTGTTGGAGTTCTTCGATTTCTGATCGAAGAGTTTCTCGTTCTTCCTCGGTCATTTTGACTGTTTGCTCTAATTGTTGCATCCGTTCCAGAGCCTTTTTCTGAGCATTTCTGGCTTTTTCAGTTCTCTTGGCTACAATTTTGTTGACTTCTTCTTCGTTGAACGATTTTTCTTTTCCTTTGCCGGCACCTTCTCCTTCGCCTTCTCCTTCGCCTTCTCCTTCGCCTTCTCCTTCGCCTTCTCCCTCATTATCATAATGAAGAAACCATAACGCTCGTTCGTCAAATATCATTTTCTTTTCCTTATACCCTGCTAAGTTGAATACCACGTGCATCTCGCAGGTAACGACGCAGACGTGACCAAGCACCCAATGATGGAATGCCGGCATGAGTATGTTCGTGCACGAAAGAACGATCTTTCGTATCTCGAACGCTTGCAAAACCTTCAGATATTGTGGATTGATTTTCAAACTCAATCTCAGGATCAACCCCATCTAGTAAAGCAAAAGCTATATCATAGCAAGCTAATTCAACATCTCTTGGAATAAAGATATCTGATCCGCGAGGAAACTCTAAACATTGAGTTTTCCCCGCGTCCCAAATTGCTATTTGTTGTAGCTCAGTAAGACACGCCGTATCAAATCCCTTTCGCACTAAAAACGCTTCGTGTTTTTCTCCTGCAAAATTAAGATGGTCAATTAATGTCGTGCCAGTTTTTATTGCTTTAGACTTATCCAATACAGACGTTGCATCCCATAATTCAGAATGAAGACGAGTTGCAAAATAATCATTTGCTCTTGCAATCGTACCATAAGCAACTTCTAAATCACTTACAGCACTTGGATCAGTTAGACCGGTTATGATAATTTCAGGATTATCGCTATCTAAAATCGGTAGTAATCTAATTGGTACTGTCATGATTAACTATCCCTACTTCGGAGTCGAATAAATGATCTTGCTCCAGAATCAATTGTTGCATTTGCAATAACCATTACAGCGTCCCCGCCAGTAATACGGTTAGTTGGCTCATCATGTTTGTAACTACCAATTGATCCAATTTCAAGCATAGCAGTAGAAGGGATTAGATCGGTACCGTCGATACGTTTAATTACGTTGATTGTTGGAACGGTTATTCCAGAAGTTATTCTAATTCCATTTTTTAACCAAGTAACTGTATACTCATCACGAGTATTATTAGTATCGATAGTTAGATTAATTTCTGCATGATAAATATCTTCGCCACCAACATTACCTACAACTTTCGTCGTAACTGCATCAGCATTATCATAGAAGTTATCAAAGTTTGCAGCAATTCTGCCAGCAGTTGATTCTAAAATCAATGTATTCAGATATCCCTGAAGAAGTGAATCGACTGCGCCGCCTGCGGTGATAACTAAGGAACCAAAGTTTGTAGGAGCAGAAGCTGCGAGTAATGCAGAATCAGTTCCACGCATATCGGTATTAGTGTCTACTAAAACAACACCTTGAACTTTATTTGTAATAGGATCGTAGCCTTGGGCTGCAAAATCACCTAAGTCAACTGCATCTTGGGGAATATTATTAATCCGCATCATATCAGCTTCGATTGGCGTCGTGATTAAAATGTCTTGCTGAGCAGACATCGAAGGCCCGCCGCCAGAAGCCTCTAATCTCATACCGGCACTACCGCCACTACCTATTCCAGCGAATCCATCTCCCGCACCCGCTGAATATACCGGGGACGTGGGAAACGAACGAGCTAATAAGCCTGCGCCGCTCGTACTACCACCTATAACTTCTAAACCATCACCGGTTGCACCACCTGTGGAACGGGTACCCGGTGCTGACCCGTCTCCGGCAATTTCGACTCCGGGTTCATTAGTTGTTGTACTAACAATAATGACACGTTCTAAAGTTAAAACTGCAGAAGTACCGCCTTGTGCCACATCGGCCAAAGTTGCGCCAGCATTTCCGGCAGCAGAAACATCAAGAGTATTACCAGCAGTTGTTGGTCGTAATGCACTTCGGTTCTCAATTGAAAATTGAGTTAATGGATGAGCAATTATCTGACCATCTACTGTTTCATCTGGAGAAAGAACTACTGAATAATCATTTCCACTAACCCAGAATCCCGCATCACCAGTATCATTACCGGTATCAATCTCTAATAAATGGAGACCAGTGATCATATCAAACGGACTAGTCATTGTAATTCCGTTTACGGTTGTTTTTTGAACAGCACTTCCATTTTTATAGATTCTAACATCAGCATTTTCAAAGGCAGTGGATGGAGCTATTGCTCCCCCACTACTATTATTGGTTGTAAAGAAAATACGGACTATCGCATTATCTACATAATCCCCCATATATTTCATGCGACTAATCCTCCATCAATGAGTAATGCTTCCACCAGACCAAAATTAACTAATTGTGTAATTGCAGCAGCAGGTCCAGCGGCAGAGCCAACGGACCAATTCCAAACGGAAAGGTGATGATTACCACCTTCTTGTTGAAAAACACCGGAAGTCCAAGTTATTATCATATTATGTCGCCTGTGGAATAATAGTAATAAATCTGTCGTCAGCCGCTGTACCAGTAAATTTCAATATAATTGTATCACCATTTAAATCACCGGCGGATAAATTTACTTTATAAGCTCCATTTGCAACCTCAGTTGGAACATTGGTAGTATTGGCAAATGCAGCACCATCAATAGATCGTTGAGAATTTGCGGCAGCAAAAGTTAAACCTGTCTTACCAGTTATATGGTCAGTATCATCAATCATTAAAAATGGGAAGTTATTTAAAGCAACATTTTTAGTTATTTTTACAGGTAAGTCAGACGCAATTTGGTTTACCTGATCGACAATACTGGTTGTTACACCATCTGCATTATCGTAGAAATTGTCAAAGTTTGCAGCAATTCTTCCAGCAGTAGTTTCAACAATAAGAGTGTTGAGATAACCTTGAAGAAGCGAATCGACTGCCCCACCTGCGGTAATAACTAAGGAACCGAAGTTTGTAGGAGCAGAAGCCGCAAGCAATGCAGAGTCAGTTCCTCTCATATCGGTGTTTACAGTAGTTGTCGCGACTAAAGTTACATTACTTACTGAGCCACCAGAAGTAGTGATTGCGCCACCAGAAACAACGTCCGTTGCTGGATGTACATTATCAACAATTCTAGTTGTTAGTAAATCACCATTATCATAGAAATTATCAAAGTTTGCAGCAATTCTTCCAGCAGTTGATTCTAAAATCAATGTATTGAGATAACCTTGAACAAGAGAGTCAACTGCGCCGCCCGCAGTAATAACTAATGAGCCGAAGTTTGTAGGAGCAGAAGCTGCAAGCAATGCAGAGTCAGTTCCTCTCATTGCGGCTCCATCAATGTTTACGACATCTGCTGCAATGAGATCAAGAATCGCGTCTAATCGTCCCGCGTTAATCCAGTCTGTCAACGCTCCCATGCGAGCAACTGTGATTTCATTAGTGTTTGCTAGCTTAGAATCTAAATTTAATCCGCCGGCAATGCTGATCGGCAGCCCGCCCGCAGCATCTGCAGCGAAGTTCGGCAATGCCGTCAAGCCTGCCCGGACACTATCATCCAGATCAATTGCATGTTGGGCTAGTGCATTACCGTATGTCTCGACCACAATCACTTTATCGAGCCAGACTTTTGTAGCAGTCTGATCAACAATATAGACTACAATTCGTGCCGCTTGCATTTCTGTTGCAGTGAGAACCAGCGAATATCCCTGACCTTCATCTGTGAGAAGATTCGTCGTATTCGCCTCAGGAGCCTCATCTTTCATAATCTTCAAATCACCGGCTACAAACGTCGCCGCCACTTCCAGATCGATGCCATCCGGCTGATAAAGTTCCAAGTCAATAGTCGCAGCGGCGCCGTATTTTCTTAAAAATTGATTTGCCATTGTTTGTTAATTTCCTTCTCTTCGTCGTCTCAGAACTTGAATTCCAATCGCCAGATCCGCCGCCTCGAAGCTGTCGCCAGTGGCTTCCCCAACTGTAACATCCGTCCTCCCGTATAACCCGCACCGCAAGTTTGACGTAATTGCGGTGTCGGTGACTGAAAACTTTTCAACGCCGTCAATTAGATGGCGAATCGTACTACCATTAGATTCGACACGATGAGTTTCTGGTGGTGAAATTCCAGATGTATCACTATCAAGGACGCTGAGAGTCCCCGTTACAGTTTTAAGCAGAAATGGCCCGGTATTTGTAGTGCCGCGAATAACCGCTGCATGGTAGTATGTCTCAACAGACACCGACCGTCGGCACGTCGGCCCCAACTGTTTCTTGTTAGTGCCAGTCCAGGTGGCAATCACCAACTCACCGTAGTGGTCGTCACCAGACAGGTCGACTTCGCAGCGTGCGGTCTGCTGTCCGCCGATGATTGATGTTCGAACTTCGTTACTTACGGTTTCCCAATCGCCTGATGTTTCTGCCCACGTTTGGTCTGGTCCAAGCGTGGTACTGTCACCTTGATTAAATGACTCTGTAATTATCGTCCTGTGTGGCAACGGCCCTTCGTGTCCGTCTCGTAATTCGGGAGGCACAAACTGTTCCCAATCGGTACGGATTGTCTTTCTAATACGATACTTGTCCAGCCAATAATCGAGTACCCGTCGGATGTGGTTTTCAGCCATCCGGCCCGTGTCAATGTCCGCTTGCATTTGTCGGTAGTTGCGATGCAGAACCGCTTGTACTTTGTTTGTGTGTGAATGCGTGCCGAAGCGGAATCGTTCGCTTTTGATTAACGAGTGACTGCCAAGGTGTATTTCCAGGATTCCCTTTGTCGTCGGCATCAGGGTTGGAACGCGGTCATCCTGGAAGGTCGGGTCGCTGCCGTTGGTCATGTGATCAAACAGCAGATCGTTCAGCGTGTCGCCCTGCGGTGTGTATCCCAACAGCGAGAACCAGGCGGACTTCATTGCCGCCGTTGCTCTAATCTCTCGCAAGTCGCCGGTGCCAAGTAGATCGTAGTCCGTGCCGAGCGTGCCATCGACGGCAAAGAATCCGTAAGGCCTCGCTCCCAGAACACCAGAGAGAGACTGGTCGGGAATCCCCCTCAGATCTATCAGCCCAACCGTGCCGGTAGGTGCTCGCCAATAACCGAGTTCAATTTCATTTCCATCGTCATCGAAGACGGGAAGAACCCAGACCCAAGGACCTAAGTAATAGTGTAATCTTGCCATTTATTGTTCCTCTGATTTTGAAAATCATAATAAATCCGTTAAAAGTGCAGTACCATTTGGGCCACCAGCAACTATAATATCCTCAGCAAACCAACCATTTCTGTTTCACTTATAGAATTGGCTCGACCATAAAGACCACAGAAAAGATTTCCAGTAATTACCATATCTGTTGCAATGCCTTTGTGTTAAAGAAATTGATATTAAAATCCATCAATTCGATACATCGTAAGAATTATTGATGATGTTCTTGGTATTGTTGGTGGCCCTACAACTGGATCAGTATTTTTCAACCCCATGCCTACAGTTGAATCACTTACTTTCTGCATCATTCGTATCTTGTCTCCAACCTTCTCTTAAATATCAACAAGAGTCATACGAAACATTATGCTTGGGATATTAGGACCGCCAAACAGTGATGTTAAATTATCAAGTTTTGTATTTTCAGAATCAGAAGCCCAAACACATTCAATTATATCACTAGCAACTACCTCTTCTTTCCAAATTAATATAGGTAATGCTTGATTATTTGCTCCTATATCAAATTGTACACCACTGTTAGCTATATCCGTACCATTCTTACGAAACCAAAATTCAACTTTTGCTGCACTCGCACCTTGAAATACTTGTGGTGCCACTTCAAGTTTGTATGTGCCACTAGTATTGATATTGAAAACAGATGATCCAATTGTGTGAGCTATGTCATCAAGTATTTTGTTGACATTAAATGTAATAACCTGCGGAGTACCTGCAACAACGATAATTTGGTCCGTAGTATCAATAAATTTACCACCAACATGGCGTATGGCTATCTCGAATCCTAGATATACATTGGCTTGATCGACGGTGTTGATGCCTTCGATTGTTTCTTTAACAGCAATGTTAATCGCTAGTGTTCTCAAGCCGTTATATAAAATTTCAGGAGCAGCAGGATTTTCATTCTGTAATTTAACGGAGCCGCCCAGATTATTTGCCACCAACCTTAATACCGATCCAATAGGTCTTGGATTGCCATCGGGGAGAGTTATAGTATAATCTCGCCTTCCCTCTGGTATATTAACCTGTGCTACATTAGCCGCCATAGTAGCAGAAGCTAAAGTCTTTGTTGCCGCTTCTTCATAAATTGTCACACCGAAATTATCGTGAAAAGCGATACGACCAGTACCACCAGTAGAGCCGCTAGAAACTATTATCTGTGTGCCCAAGCCTCCACCATTAGGAAGAAACAGTGGAACGAAAGTAGTTAAAATTCCGTTAATGAAAACTTGAGCCGCCCCAAGCCCAGCAGGAACTAAGCATTCCCAACGAAAGAATTGATCAAAAGGAATCAGAGGGTTGCCTCCTGTGCCATCCATTGTCACACTATTTCCAGGATTATTGTCCGCCTCTATCAATCGAAGGTTGCCAAGGTTATTGTTGAACAATATGCCATAACGCCTGTTGCCAGTTGCTAATGGATTCTCTGCCGAGTTAGCTTGTAAGCCAGAGAAGAACCCATTAATACCATTAACCGTATCCAATCGTGTGGTGCCACTGTACGAGGCTCCAAACGCATTAACATCTACCCAGTTCTGTGCGGTCAATGTTATCTTAGATGTAGTTGAACCATTCCCAGTATTGTCGTTATGCCTTACAACCTGCCTCACTTCTCCAAAGACAGTTTGAGTTGCCAAATCAATAGTAGCAGAACCTGTAGCTGTATCCGTCCAACCTTGTGCGGTAGGCAATGCCAACTCACCGAAGAACCGAACGTTAGTCGAAGCAAAAGTTTCTTGTATAACAACCTGTCCGAGGTCTTCTGTTAAGAACGTCTTAAATTCTGCCCCAGTAAAGACTTTCTTCTTATTGATATTATTATCATAGCTTTCTAGGCCGATCGCAGGAGAGACAATGGCATCTATCTCAGCAGTTGTCATTCGTGGAGGCAGGAATCCTTTAGTGGTACTAGCTACATCAAGTTTGGCACTGCCATCAGGAATTGCTCCTATACCAACACTATCGCCACTGTTGAGTAGAACAACATCAGTTCCAAGATCAGTCCATCCAACATCTGACCAAAAAGCTAATCCATCTGCATCGGATCTAAGGACTTTACCATTCTCAGGATTTCCTCCTGATATTGATATCTGACCAGTAATCGTAACATCCTTCGCAAAGGTAGCTAATTCACTTCCTGCTCCTCCCGACAAAGTTAGATTAGTTGTCTCCTGACCGCTGGTAAGTCTTAAATTAGCACCTATTTTTGATGATCCTATGGCGAAATCATTAACTAAATCACTCCATGCCAGAAACGCCCCAAAAGGGTCCGCAGGTGAGCCAAAAATAAGTCTTCCACTGTTCGCAGCAGGAGTTAGTATCGAAATACCAGTGCTTGTCGAATGCTCTACAACAAGACCGTTCGCCACACTACTTGCGGTTACTGCTCCTGCACTTCCTGTATGCACATGTAATGTGCCATCTGGATTCACAGAAGTTGAACCAATTATAATATTGGATGATACAGAAACATTTCCTGTACCATTGGGAGACAAGATAATATCTCCATTCGTATCGAAACTGGAGATCGTGTTGCCACTCAGCTCAAGATTGCCAACACGAATTGACTGATTGAAATCCCAGCTATTAGTAACATTACTCCACAGAATTGTCTTATCAGTGTCTCCTTTAAGAGTAATACCGCCACCATCAGCCGTGACATCTGTCGGAGTTGCCACTACTCCGAGTTCTATGTTCTTGTCTTCTACCAAAAGAGTAGTAGTGTTAATAGTGGTAGTAGTTCCTTGAACCGTCAAGTTACCAGTCAGAACTAAGTCCACAAACGTAGGAGAACTTGCAACTACTACAGATTGATCAATAAATGTATGATCTGAGCCATCTGAACTTTTATGAGTTGTATTGGCTAATACATTAGTATTAGCATTGACTCTTGCTTCAGTGTAGTAGAGATTAATAATACCTTCACTTAAATCACCTGTATCTTTAGTTACCAGACGAGTGTCCCAAACAGAATTATAATCTGAAAGCTGAGATGCCAAAACAGAATGAGGGTTTCCTGTCACAATCTGTCTATGAGTAGTGTTAAGAGGAATTGCAACACCAACAATAATACCATTGGCCGTTACTTCAGCAAATGTTGGGTTATCGGTTATTCTTAACTTTTGACCAAATTCTACAGCAGTCTCGCCAGAATTGACTTGTAAGACATTACCCGCTTGACCAGAATAGCTACTTGGCGTATCAATCAACCCAATCAAAGTTGATGTGCCCAATTCGATCCATATGGCCGGACTTATGGACGTAAGAATATAGTAACTTAAAGGACTGTCTACTCGTACAACTTTATTGATATTAGAATCAATTTGAAAAGCTGTGTCTGCATCGCGGGCTATAATATCAGCATAAGAACCATCATCCGGATTCGCCGTAATTGCGTGATTATTATGGCCTACGTATGTATCATGGAAAGTGTTAGACATTAAAACGTCCTACCTACAACAAAGTTACCTTCATGATCAAGTGTTAAATCTGCTTCACGTGATAAAGTCATTATATCTAATAATATTTCGGCTGGATTCCAAACACCATTTATTCTCTTTTCTATGTGTGTTTGATCATTAGTGCCAATAATAAGTCGAACACTGCCATCTGTGAATTCATCACCTAAAATGTATATAACTCCTTCTAAGTTTCTTTTTGCACGATCAACACCGGCACCACCTAATATCGAAAGTCCAGCCATTTAATTCTTTCTGATTTTGAAAATCAATTATAATAAACCTGCCAAAAGACCAGCACCGCCACCGGGAGGTAATGGAAATTCATCAGAGATCGACCAATCATCTAATGCAATATCGGCAGTACCAGATATATTAACACCCCATAAGCTACCAAAAAGATTTCCAGGACTTGTGTTGGAAATTGTGCTACTTTAACGCTCACTTGGCTTTTCCTCTTGTGTTATCGGTTACTACAGCTTGTTCTGTAGTGTCATTTGCTTGTTGTTTTTCTGATGCACCTTCTGTGCCCGGTGTCCCAGATAAGTCTTCAAGACCCCTAGCACCTTCCAATGCGTCAGCTAGGCGTTGTGCACTTTGTGCTTGAGATATTCTAGCCAATCTAGTTGCGTGATCTTTGGCAGCTTTATCAGGTTCATCTTCAGAATAACCTAAAAGTTTTGCCATAGATTTCAAGCATAGTCCACCACGTTCGACCGCTTCAAATAATGTCAGAGGATTGGCAGAAAATGCTTCTGCTGAGTCAATTTCAGAAAAGATTTTATCAAGATCCTCATTAGATAGTTTTGATCCCAAAACAATTCTAACGATCTCTTTACTAATTGATTTTTGATATTTATCTGATGGGATAATATCACGTAAATTTTCCAATGACTCAGCTTCTTTTCTCCGATCTTCGTCAGACCTGAGACTATATTTTTCTGGATATTTAATAGAAGCTGGCTTAGTTGTAGCCGTAAGATAAAGCGTCCAGTAAGTGGCTATTTTTCTTTCGGCTGATTCTAAAATCAATCCAATATTACTGAGTCCAGCTTCGAGACCGTGCTGGTCAAGTTGTTTTGATTCTGCTGATGCAGAACGTGGCTCAATAGCTGAAACAGCTAAATGCAATAATCGTCGAATATCTTGCTTTAGCTTTTCTTGTTTTGTTATCGAAGCAAGTAATGGTTCTGCTGAAGGATGGATAAAGGCCGGCTGGTCCAAGCCTTTACTGTAAATCCGACCCTTTGTTGAACCAAGTTCAATTTCTTGTGGTCGATTAGCTCCTGCCTCAGCTTCAGTTCCAGATGAATCAGGATTAGCTGGCCCATGAATATGGGAACTCATGCTTCTTTCATCTTGTTGCTCTGTATAAAATACAGTATTAGATTTAATTGCAAAATTAATATCTAATGATTCTAAATTCAATAGAGCAATTTGATGATCTGCAATATCTGCCATTAAGGAGTGAGAAAGTTCAACAATGACAAAAGGAATAATGTTCATGTCCAAGATAATATCTTGGTCAGTCGGTTCCCCTTGTGCATCTATTTGAACTTCTTTTGCCTTTGTCTGAACCCCTGTCGGTTGTCCTAAGATCGCAGTGGTTTCAGTTTTAGCAGGTTCTGACCTAAAGAATTGAACATGAACCTTGTCGTCTGTTTCATCAATGAACATAAAGCGAAAACGCTCTAGTGTTTCTGATGGAAGACGACCACGTTTGATCTCGACAAAGTCTCTCAGAAGAACAGCATCAAATTCATCGGGTCGACCCGGTCGTTCTGACCAAGACAGAATATCTTCTGCTTGGTATCTGTAAAGATAAGGTCGGAGTCCTTGAGAATCTTTTAATGTTGTTCCTATAGTATCTGGTGAATCGATCATAATTCCTACCCGACTCATAAGTAAGAGTTCAGGAAGAACTTGTTGGCCGATAAAGTTGTTCATACTGGAGCCTTTGAAGTCTACTCCAAAGTCTACTCCGGTAATTGCTTTTTGATAAGAGTCGGGTCCATCTCGTCTGGCTACATCAACCATACGTTGAAAGATGGAATTCTTAACTTCAGTTATTGCAGATTTAGAGAATGACGGAATAGGCGTCATCTTCTTACGGAGTTTGAAATCAAGTGGGTCTTCTCGTTTTGATGTCATCTCAAGAAAACGATTTCTGAATAACTCCCCGCCTTCAAAGACTATACGCCATTTTTCCCATTCAAGTATGTTGTTCTCAAAGAGAGGGTGTCGAATTGAGCTAATCATAAGAAAACCTTAACATCTTTGTTTTGTGTGATAGCCACCGCCAAGGGCAACGCAATTTCATTGTAAACTCTGGCAAAAGCAAAATGGTCATCATTATTACTAACCCAACGACCAACCGGATTCCCATCGCCATCTTCTTCGTAGATGCGAGCAATGTTCTGAATTTGAGTTTTATATTCAGAACTTAAATCAATAGGTAGATCAATAGAAATATTATGGTAACGACCCATTGATGAGTCTAACCACATTGTTCGATCTACATTGATTTTGAAATCACCTTCTGAAGAATCAATGCCTAATGATTTTGAACTCATTCCGCGAGCAAAGAAGCATAGTTTTACATGACCCCAGAAACGACGAGCAAACGCAGTCGCAGCCTGTCTTTCAGGATTGGCATCTACTACACATTGATATATTTGATATCTCTTCATCAAACTATCTAAGTGAGTCATGCCTGCATCCATTGGAAGTTTTCCTTCCCAGACAATAATAGGCTTTGATCTTGCATTTATATCGTTTCCAGTTTGACCAACTACCCAAGCCGCGATTTCAATATGAAGCCATTTTCCAACATCGACTCCCATTGTATGTATTCTACCGGGAATTGCAACATCAGATTTCATCCTTCCCTCTTTGCTCATACACTCCTTGATGATTTCCAAAGAGACTCTAGCCCCTTCTACTTCGTGAGCCGTGCCTAATTTGGAGTTGTACCATTCTTGCTCATATGCTTTGTTCGTTAAACCTCGGAACTTAGCTTTTGCTAATACTGCTGGTTGTCCTGCTTTTGCACAGGAATATAGTTGATTGATATAGAAACCACGATCTTCAAACTCGCCGCCAGCCATTGATGTCCAAACTCCGGTTCCAACCAGAGCGGCTTTGCGTTCTTCAAATTGTTCTTGTGTGTCTTTTGGATCAGTCAGGTGTGCTTTACAATGTAAGCAAATGATGTGAGAATTTTTAAGATCAGGATCAAACTGATCTTCTCCGGTGACAATTAAATTATCTTCGGTGAAATAGATCAATCGGCCGCAGGCCGGGCAAGTGACAAGGAAATGATCTTGGGAAGACCCTTGAAACATTTCATTGATTCCAAGCCCCGGTAAAGTTGGGGTCGAAATCACCCATGCCTGTGTATCCCGCTGGCCGTCTAACCTAGCCCACGCCAGCGGGATATTTTCTCTCCTCATTTCATCATATTCGTCGAAAGCTATTCCCGCAACAGGAATTTCTTTTAATCCCTTTCGGCTATTACTTCCGCGAATGTAAAGAACAGCAGAACCTGCTCTTTTAGTTCCCACATTCTTTACATTAGAAAACATCTCCCTAAGATATTCACTTTCCTCAAGCAAAGGGTCAAAACGATTTTGACTAAAGTCAGTCGCTCCCGGAACTTTCGTCGGAAGAAGATACAGCATCGATTTCTTCTCCTGATCGATCTTGTGCAACGTCCATGCCATCGTCGTTACTGTATAACCCATCTGAGCCGACTTCTGGCCCACGTTCACTTCCGCTGTCGAGTCCATCATCCCCCTCAGCCACGGGTGATACTTGAACCTCAGCGGTCCCGGAAAAGGCTCCGGCATTATCAATGCTTTCATCGCCCACTCGCTGCACGGGATCTTCACCTTCTGACGGAGATTCGTCGCTAACTTGGTCATCAACTGATTCTTCAGAGCTTGATTCAACATCTGCCGGTTCCTCAGTTGATTGATTTTCCAAATCAGGTTCAGGATCAGGTTCAGGTTCAAGATCGGGAGCAGACTCAACAAGTCGCTCTAGGTTGTCAGTTGATTGGAGCATAAGTTTAGTAGCAACGGCCGAGCCAACCTCGGCAACTCCAATAACCATACCCTGATCAATAAGTTCAAGAGTGCTATTTGTCAATGGGCTGTATTCAGCGACATCAACATTAGCGGGAATTTCAAGAGGGCGATAACTATTCCTACCTCGCCGACATTGAAGAATTCTATCATTGGCAGATCGCCAGAAATACACTTTCATTTCTTTGCTTTCTTTTTGTCTTTAATGGGTTTAGGTTTGGGCTTTCTACGTGACGTATGTACTGACATGATTGTCTCCTAAATAATGCTCACCCCGTCCAATTGGGCGGGGTGAACCTCCGAGGCCGTCTTTCGACGGTATTAAAGGACTATCAAGATGATGTTAAGCAACTTGGGAAGGAGTGTTCTTAATGTATTTCTGAGCAATTCAAAAATAGCTTTAAGAGTAATATTTCCTTCCTCTCGTTCCATCTCTTCATCATCTTCCATAGCCAGAGTTGTAGGTATCACCCGGATCTTGTACTTCTTGACAAGATCAGGATGGTCATCGTAGTCAATACGCCTGACTTTGATACCTTTCTTTTCAGCTTCCTTCAGTGTAATCTCATAATCTTTACAAGCTGCACACCAGTCGGCTGTAAATACCCATAGCTCTCTTTGAGTTTGAGAATCAATCGGAGTCTCAGCTATGGGAGCATCCGATGACTCCGCAACTGGGGTTGGAGATGGTTCAGGCGGTGACGCATCCTGCGAAGCCAGAAACATCAAACCAATTACAAAAGTAACTGCAAGCAGTAATCGTTTCATGACACCCTTTCTTTAAGTTTGGCTCGTTCTTCGGGATCTTGTAGCTTGGCTACAAGCATTTTTTCGTACACAGCTTCAAATTCCGTGTCCAGACCATTCTCTTTGGCATGACCATAAACGGCATACACTTTTCCAGCCATTCTAGAATAGTCTCCTACAGAATAATCAAGAAGAAGATCAGAGATAGTGACCAGACCCATTTCGCGATATCGTCCAGCCAGTTCTGCTGCGCCCCGTCGGCGTTTTTCAACTTTCGTATCAGTTTTGAGAAGAAACTTAGAACCGAAGAAGCCAGCAAATGCGGCTGCGACGATTTTCAGAATTTCAGGTGTAAAAAGCTGTTCAAACATTTTTGTCCTCGGAATCTTTGTTAGAGTAAAGACCATAACCAGCACCACCTAATAGAGCCAATATCAAAGCAACATAAGATGAGGTATCTGATTCGGGTTCCTCTTCTAGTTCCTCTTCTTCTGGTTCCGGAAGATTAATTGGTCTCATGATTGGCTTAGGGATTACCGTTGGATAGCAATTAGGGCAATCAGGATCATCGCATTTTTTATATGGATTCCTGTACTGCTGCGTCTTACCCGGAATCTTTTTATTGATTTTGGAAATCAATTCATGCGACGTTTTAGGAATATTATTCGCTGTCGCAGAGAAGACTATGTCACCAGTAGGTTCTTGAATCAAAATTGATGGGACAGTAACATGCTCAGCATATTTTTTATTAAAGACTTCTGTCCCTTCTTCGTAGACATTGAACTTCATTGCTGCTTTCAGAGCCACCAACTCAGCTTCCGTTTCAAACCAGTTCCAAATCTCAACGAACCTTGGATCTTGATCCCAATTCACGGGGAAATGAAATGTAAGAAACAGAGTGGAGACGTCATAAGACTCGACTGTTTCAATTACCTCGGTTGCTTGGACTTTAGGCGGTACAATAAGTTCAGTCGGAGTTTCAGATTTCTGAATGCCCAATAGAAGAACTATTAAAGCAAGAGTAAATGCTGATACTTTTGTCATTTTTTCCTCGGATTTTTGAGTAATACTGTAGTTGCCCAACTGTCAGAATAGAACCAAGTTTCTAAGAATTCTTCTCGATCCATCCAGAATACGTCATTTGAAATTCTTGTATCAATAACAGCAGCTTCACAACTATCTAAGTGAACGAGTAATCGCATGTGATCAGCAGGAGTATCTATGGAAGTAGTTGCAAGAGTTCCGATTCTTTCGGACATTGCTCTTTCAAGAAAAGTAACATCATTTTCTCGGAACGTATTACGGTATGGTATCTCATTTTCTTCTAGGCACTGCACCAACGAAGAATTCCATACACCTCCGCTATAATTGGCTCTCCAGAAAACTGCCCAATCGTCGCGATCTTGGTATCTAAAGAGCGTAACTAAACAAGCATGAGCACAAGAACCTTCTTTGGTCCTTTTGTTAACCCAAATGTACTGACGATCAAGAGGATCGATTTTGATTTGCGGTCGATCTTGAACTTGGAAGACTATTTTAGGTATCAGAGCAAGTTCTTCTGATTTTGCAAAATCAATTACAAAGAGCAGAAGTAAGATTGGGAGAAACAATTTCACTTGATTCGTTCCTTCTTTTTGACTATTCCCCTCCGCCTAGCTTCGCGATAGAGAGAATTCGGATTCCATGCGCTTGCGTTGCCCGTATGGAAGACATCTACGTCATTCCACCCAGCGGCCACCCACTCTGAGCAGAAAAGGTTATTAAGGTCTTGCGGTCGAAGGTACGCTTTGATCTTCCGTAAGAACCAACCGCCTGAGATGCCTGCTCCTAGCATATCATAGGGCGATCCAACATCATTTAACAAGTAAGTAGAGAGACTTTTGGCATCAATTGCTGTTAGTTTCTTTTTCAACTTGATATGGTACACTTTTCCGTGATATCCATTCTTTCTTTTTTGAATATCATGGATTTGAGCACCGGAAACCGGCTTCCCTTGATGCAAACAGGGTAATTCACAGAGGGTCGTAGACTCAAAGAGCCTCAAGACGCCCTGATATCTCGCAATAATGCCAATATGCGAGATTCCGTAGAAAGGAATGCCGCCACTAAAGATGTTGATTCCGATTCCCGACAGGTCGTAGCCTGAGAAACCGATTAAGTCACCCGATTTCATGATTCCG